CGGTAGTCCACACAGCGTCCTTGCCCTCGTACTCCTGCTGGTCAAAGATGACGATTTTGCCATCAGTGCATTTCAGCGACAGCCCTGCATCGTGGCAAAGCTGCTGCAAAAAGTCGATGTCGGAGCAGCGGTACTGCTCCACACGCTTGTACTCAGGGTCTTTCTTTGCAAGAAACTGGGTCGTCATGCCGTTCTTGGATGCCATTTCATTGGCAATGCCGGACAGCTTGTACTTTTCCCAGCCCTTGCTCTGCTTGGTCTGCCGGATCTGGCTCGTGTAGGGCAGCCCAATGGCCTTGATGGTGATAATGCCGGGCGGTCCAGACGCAACCACGCTGTCCAGTTCAAAGGTTCCGCAGTCCAGTGCTTCATCTTTGCCATCACTGTGCCAGTTGCAGGCGGTGATGGTAGCCCGGATTTTCAAGCTTTCTTCTCCGCTGCCGGAGGAGGAGCCAGAAGAGCCGCTGCCAGACTTGCCGGAGATCTCGCTGGCATCCACCCAGCCGTAGACGCGAGATGTGCCATCGGTGTGGATGACGTGGTACGGATGAAGCGCGCCCTGCTTGATGATGGTGATCTTGGCAGGTCCAGCCTTTGGGTTGCCATTTGCCTTTTTATCAGTGGATGCCTTATAGTGCGGACCGCCAAGGAACTGCACCGCATCGCCGACCTTGTAGCCATCGGAAGATGCAGCCGATACATCACCGTCTATCATCTTCTGGAGCCAGTCGGTCATCCAGACACCCTCACGGTCTTGGAGTTTGATTTGCAGGTCATCGCTGGCATCTTCCTCGTTGTCCGTAAAGGACAGGGAGAGCAGGTAAGGAGCGATGCTGCTGGTAATATCCACACCGTCAAACTCCACCGTACACTCGGCATGGCGGGCAGTATTTTCATCGCTCATGTGACCACCTTCTTCCACGGCGGCAGGGTCGAACTGGTCTTGGTTTCGATTTCCGGGAGCGTCAAAACGATTCCGGCAGGAAACTCAAAATAGTTCAGATACTGCGAGTTCGCAGCCATCAGGCGGGGCGCAAGGGCGCAGCTGCCGAGCTGCGTGTATGCCACGCTGTCCCAGCGGTCGCCCTGCACGGTGGTGTAGGTTTTGCTCATGCGTAACCCCTCCTGAAATTATCAGTGTCGTTGTCGCTCACGATTTCCAGCACAGCTTCCCGGAGGTCGTCATTCTGGGCGTTCAGGACGCTTCGCAGTTCATCCGTATCTCGCATACCGTAGATGTGGTAAACAGGCGCAACGGTGATGGGAGCCGCGCTGCTGGCGTTTGAGCCACCAGATGCAGAGCCGCCGGGCAGCTGCACTTCCGCAACGGAGCGGGTTTCGCCGCCGTTGAAGTAGACCGAATTGCCGCCAGTGACAGTTTCTACATATCGGTTGTACTCCTCACGGATGGCATCCCGGACAGCGGACAGGTCAATCGCATTTGTGCTGGTGATCTGTTCCAGCTGCCGCGCCTCGTTGAACGCTGCGCGGGTCTCCGGCGCGGTCAGCACGGTTTCGCCGCCGTTGAAGTAGACCAGCTCCGGGCCGTTCTCGCCAACGATGGCAAAGCCCGGCGCAGCGGATTCCGTGCCGACTGCATAGCCGGGGATGTTTCCGTTCTTCTGGTCGATGTTGTAACGCTTATTCGCCCCGGCCAGCGCATCAGAGGCAGCGTTCGCCACCTTTTCGTATGCCTCCTTGACACGAGGCATCATGCCCTCTGCGCCATCGATAAAGCCCTGAACGGTTGACTGTGCGCTCTTCATGGCCTCGTCGTTCAAGTCCATGTCGGCCACACTGTCGGCTACGTTCTGCGCGATCTCGTCCATGGCATTGCTCATGCCGGTTTCGAGGTCGGCCATGCTCTCGCCGGTGGTTTTCTGCGCCTCCTGCAAGGAACGGTAGTTCTCGACCATCTTTGCGAGGTCGGAATCCGACGCAGCTGCCATGCCGGCGATGGCGTTTACAGAATCCTTGCTGCCATCGGCGAAGCTGGCGATAACGTCGCTCAAACCGTCAATATCGGCAGCACGTTCAGTCAGGTTTTCGAGGTTCTGGTTGTAGTTGTCCCAGTAGGTGATCTGGCTTTCCAGCGCGGAGTTGATGCTGGATGCAGAGGTGGCGACGACCTTCTCAGCGGTATCCCACAGGTCGTACTGCTTGCTGATGCTGTCATAGGCCGCATTGTAAGCGTCCGTGTATGCCGAAACGAGTTCCTGAATCTCCGCCTCGGCGCCGTTGATAACATCGGTGACGGCCTGCTCCTGTGCAGCCACATCGTTTGCGCTGTTGGCGGCATCCTGCTGCGCTGCGTTCAGGGAATCGACTGCATCCTTGGCTTCCTGATACTCGGACTCAGCTGCATCGATGGCTTCCTGATCCTGCTCTACGGCCTCGGTGTAGTTTTCGACTTCATGCCGGGCAGCGGCAAGGTCTTCCGAGTAGCCCATGTACTCGGTGCGCAGCTGCTGTACATCCTCGCCCATGGAACGCCAAGGAATATCTTGGACTGTGCCATAAGTGGACTTGAATTGCTCGTCCGTCATGCCGAGGGTGGCAAGCAGCTTATCATAAGCAGTAGACATCCCAGCATTGGATTTTTCGACCTTGGCCTGTGCGGTAGCAAGTTTGGTCTCGTTTTCCGCGCTTTCGACCAGCACATTGTTGTACTGCTCATATAAGCCGTTCAGGTATTCCTGTCGGGCTTGCGCCTTTGCATCGGCCACATAAGCGTCTGTATGCTGGCGCAGGGCTTCAGTGCCGCCCTTGATGGAATCCGTTTCAAGGTCAATGTCGTCAGCCAGACTGGGCACCAGAGCGGACAGGCGAGCAAGGGTATCGTGATACTCGGCGTTCCCGGCTGTGTTGCCATTTGTGGCGGCTTCGATGGACTCCAACTTGCTGATGTACTGGTCTGCAACACTGGCGGTAGCTTCCATGTTGGAGAGTGTGGCATCGTAGTTGTTGCCGGCTTCCTCCATGCTGTCGCCCATCTCTCGCGCCGCGCTGGTCAATTCCTTAACAGACGGAACGGCATCGTCAGACGATGTGGCGAGTGCTGTAACGAGAGTGACCGTTCCAGCAATTGCCACAGATGCAAGCGTCAGCGGTCCAGCAAGGCCAGCCAGCGAGCCGGTGAACAACGTTGCCGCCGCATGAGCCAGCTTGATGCCGGCAGAAACAGCGGTCAGCGTTCCAATCAGGCCGCCCAGCGTGACCGTTCCGGCGGCAATGCCCTTGACCACGCCGGGGTTTTCCTCGACAAAGCCCTGCATCCAGCCCAGAACCTGCGCGCCAACATCGTACAGGCCGGACATGGTGGGAGTCAAATCCTCGCCGATGGCGATTTTCAGGCCGTCAGCGGCAGACTGCATCAGAACCAGCCTGCCGTTCATGTTGTCGAGCATGGTTCCCGCCATCTTGTCGGCAGATCCGGCGCAGTTATTCAGAGCTTCGGTGTAGTCAGAGAACGACTGCCCGCCCTCGGCGGCGGCCTCGCTGCACCCGGCCATGATGGTTTGCAGCTTGGAATACTGGTTTGTGCCAGCAATGGTCTTGGCAAGGTTGGCTTGCTCTTGGTCGGTCAGGTCGCCCCAGACCCCGGCAATCCCGGTAAGGATGCTGGACAGGGACTGCATATTGCCCTGTGCATCGTAGATGTTCACGCCATAGGCCGCCAGTTCGTCACCGCACTTTTTCGTGTTGGTGGCAAGGCGGGTGAAGATGGCGTTCAGGGCTGTGCCAGCCTCGCCGCCCTTAACACCGGCATTGGCCATGGTAGCCAGAACCGCGGTAGTTTCCTCGACAGAGTAGCCGAGGGAGGTGGCGGTAGATGCGCACGCCTTGTATGCCTCGCCCAGCTGGATCACGTCCGTGTTGGAGTGGGCCATGGCGTAGGCCATCACATCGACAAAGTGCGTGGTGTCAGAGGCTTTCAGGCCAAAGGCGGTCAGATAGTCGGTGACAATATCAGACGCCTGTGCCAAGTCCATATTGGCGGCAGCAGCCAGATTCAGCACCGGGCTGATGCCCTCCAGCATAGACTGGGTGTTCCAGCCCGCCAGAGCCATGTAAGACAAAGCGTCCGCAGATTCACCGGCGGTGAACTTGGTGGTTGCGCCCATCTCCTTGGCTTTGTTGGACAGGGCTTCCAGTTCATCGCCGGATGCGCCGGACAGGGCTTCGACGTTGCTCATGGATGCTTCAAAATCACCTGCGGTGTTGATGCAGTCCATGTATGCGTCTTTGATTTCGTCGAGGGCTTTTGCGATGCCAGCCGTGGCAAGCACAGATTCAACGGCATCGAGGGCTTCGACAGATTTCTCGCCGAAGCCCTTTGCGCCCTCTCCGGCCTCGTCCATGGTCTTTTTGAGGTCAACCTGCTGGTCTTTAAGCTTATCGACCTCGGTTTCCAGCCGAGTGGTTTCTGCTGTCAGCTGCGTGGTGTCCACGCCAGCTTCCCGCAGGGTGTTCCCGGTGGCAGCCAGACGCTGCTCATAGGTGTGCAGGGAGGTCGTGGTCTTGTCGATCTGCGCCTGCTTGGAAATCAGCTTGTTTTCCAGCGCAGAGGAATAGCCCTCGGTCTCCTGAATCTCTTTCTGGATGTTATCGTACTGCTGCTGCAAGACGGCCAGCCGCTGCTTGGTGGAGTCAACGGCCTGCTGCTGCTTCTGGTACGCAGTTATGTCGGACTGTACCTTGTTCAGCTGCTGGATTCTGTTCTGTGTTTCCGCAAGGGCAGACTGTGCAGCCTTGAAGGTGCTGGAGAAGTTGCTGTTCTGTTTGGCGGACAGGTTGAACAGCAACTCCCATTCTTTTCGAGCCACTACTTCGCCTTTCTCGCCTTTTCGCGCTCGGCAACAATGGCATTGTTGGTATCAATCCATTGCCGCAGTTGATACAGAGGCATTGCAAGCCAGTATGGTGCAGGGGTGTTGTTGCCCTGCGCCATCAGAAGGGCTTGCCGCCGCAGCCACTCTCCACCATCATCAGTTACACATCCGACAGCATCAAAAAATTTCTTGCTTTGGTGCGGATGGTGTTGTAATCCCGAATGCTCATTGCGCCGATAACGTCAACGCCGATGGGCTGCGTACACGCCCGGCAGGCCATCCGAATCAGATAGCCCGCACTCATGCTCGGCACGATAACCGGCTGGCGCAGAGCGGACATCTCGGCCTCGATTGCAAGCGAATCATTGCCAGTCAGCTTGCCGAAGTCAAACGTCAGGGTGTCGTACTTCTTGCCCTCGTACTCAAACGGCTGAATAAGCTTGTGGACGTACACATAAGGGTCGGTGGCAGCTTTGTTCGCAGCGGCGATGGCTGCATCGTACTCCTTATCGCTGATGGTGGTGTTCATAGCGGCTGCTCCTTTCGCAGTTAAAAAATAGGCCGGAGCCGCAAAATGCAGC